AAAACATATTATTTTTCCTTTAAATTAACCTAATGGTTTTAGTTTTGATAATGCGTTAGCATAAGTTGCGATTTCAGGTGCAAGTACTGGTTCGTCTGATTCTTCAGATATCACCCCTGTACCCTCTTCAACAACAGTATCTTCAACTAGTTTTTCACCTTCAACAGGGAAGTATGCATTCTTAACTTCTGAAACTTTCTCAGCGAAATCTTCAGCGTCTTTAAAGTCTACTCCTTCTGCAAGTGAAACTAGTTTCTCTGTTTGTGATTCAGTTAGGTCTTCGCAGGCCTCTGTTATCACATTTGCTCTTTTGAGTGTATCCAACTCTTCAGTGATGTCCATGTTCTTAGTGACTTCACCGTCAAGTTTTTGTTCCATCTCATCCAAACGATTTGCGAGTTCATCAATAACATCATACTTATCTTCAGGGACATCAACATAATGTTCTACGAACAATGTTTTTAATCCTTCGATAAAGTTTTCAGTCATTTCTGACCTCAAACCTCTTTCTATCGCAAGTTCGTTTTCTTTCGTCCACTCTTCTGCACAATATGTTAAGTATTTGTCAACACCTTCCGAAAGGTCAGTTTTAACTTTCTCAACCGAGGTTTTTAATTCTTCGGAGTATTGAGACTCCAACTCTTCTTTAATCTCTGCAACTTTTGAAGTTACTGCAGCCTTAAAGATTGTTTTCGCCTTTTCAGCATTTTCTTCTGAAAGGTCTAAAGATTCTGAAATTTTAGATAGGTCGTCATCTATTTCGATTTCAACTAAAGAAGACTCAAGTTCAGTAGATACTTCTTCATCTACTTCTACTTCAACTTCTTCTTCAACTTCTTCGTCTTTCTTTTTAGACATTTTGCCATAAGTTTCAGTAACTTCTTCTTCTGTCATAGACTTTAAAGATTCTACTACTTTTCTAGCAACTTCTGCCTTTGTCAAACTCTCGTCAACTTCTTCTTCAGATATTGTTCCCAATATTGAAGAGATTTCTTCCTTAGTCATTTCCTTCATGTTGTTGACGATAGCCTTGATTGATTCCATTTTTGAAGATTTGACTTCGTCTTTTTTAGACTCTTCTTCATCTTCTGAAACCTTTTTCAATTTTGGTTGTCCTTCTGCCTTGTCTGCATTTTTTTGTTGTGCATCACCAGTTACTGGTTTCACATTTTCTGCAGATTTGATACTTGAGACTGCTTTGTCAACAGGATTTTCTTCAGGTTTGACGACTTCAACTTTTCCTGACTCTATTGACTCAGCATCAGATGAACCTTGTTTGACTGGTTTAGTGTCGCCTTTCTCAGCACCGTCATGAGGTTGTTTTACCTCTTCGATACTTTCTAGGTTGTTTTCTAACTCTGCCATTTTTTTCTCCTGTTTAGTTTCTAATTGAACTACTTAATTTATTTATATATTATAGGTTCTCAACGAACTTTTTCCAAAGGTTTAACTTCGTTTCTTCTAAGTTATTTAGGGAAGCAGACTTTAGTTGTCTTTGCATCCTTTCCATTTCTACTGCCTTTAATATACCATTCTCCATTACCCATTCTACTCCTTCCATGATACCTTCAACGAAGGCCTCGGGAGCAGAGGGGTCAGCAACGATATCACCTGCAGTTGCAAGTTGAAAATCGTCCTTCACATATTGAGCACCACCTTTTTGTTCTAGTGAACCTAGTCCACGAGATGATACTCCTAATTTAGCACCGTCATCTATCAAATTTCTTACAATTTGACCGTTTGGTGTACTTAAAATCTTTGCTTTACCCACATAATTGTTACCATCTTCTTCTAAAGATGTAATCATGTGTGATACTTTATCCAAATTAATTGTCGGGCCGTCAGGATGTCCTAACTCACCGAATGCACGTTTTTTCTCTACAAATTCTTTACAATAACGGTTAACTTCTTTTCTCATAACCTCTTTAGGATATACTCTACCGTTTCTGTTTTTAATTTCAGATTGCATAAAAATACCTTCTATGAAGTATTCTTTTTCACCCTTTTCGTTTTGTTCTATAATTACAGGTTGAACTGCGTAATCATTAAACTCTGATATTAATTTCATTGATAATTTCCTCTATCTTTGTATCCTTTTCAATCAAATCATTCATAATAATACGGATATTGTTAAATTCTTTCTCTGCTTCTCTTACACTTGTAAAAGATTCACTTAATTTGTTACCATCTATGATGATATTGAAGTCTTCATTAGTTCTAGTTAAGACTACATTAACTCTTTGTTCTCCTATTTCAACGAAGTTTCTTTTAACTTCAAATGCATTAAACGGAATATCATTACGAGATTCGTTTAATTCAGTTAAAACAGAAGAGAAACTTTTCATTACTCACCTGTTGGTTCAGTTGTTGGTGCATCTACCCAGTCTACTTGCATCTCAACTCTTTTCATATCAACTGCATCTGCAGCCTTTTGTTTAATACCTTGTGCAATACTTGTCTTTGCATCTTGCAGTTGACCATTTTCTATTTGGTCTACTATTTGTTTTGCAATTTCACTACTCATTATTAGAATCCTCCAAAGTCATCATTATCTTCATCTCCACCTTCATCTTTTTCGGTGTTGATTTGTTTATCAATTAATTTTATATCCTCATCTGATTGCATTAAAACATATTTTCTAACCCAATCTTTAGAGTAATACTGTCCAACATACTCTGATACTTGTCCGAGAGTGTCTATTCTCTCCTTTAGTATCTCTGCATCTTTCAACTCTGTAAAGTGGTTGTCGGTTGCAAATTGAAACTGAACAAATTCTTTTACTGTACTATCATACTCTTCTGCATTGATTATCTCTTTTAGAACTAATTGTGTTCTAAGGATATCAATGAAAACCCTTGCAAACTTCTTCTGAAGTCTGTTAGTGAACTTATTAAACTTAAGTTCATCTCTATTAATCTCTGAAGCACGACCCATGTTAAAACCATTATCAGCCTCCATTCTAGAAGCAGGAACATTAAGAGACTGATATAACTTCTTCTTGAAGTATTCTATATCGTCTATATCTGCAAGGTTTTGTCCACCAGGCAACGTACTAATTTCTGTTCCTCTACCACCTTCCCTTCTCGGCAACCAAAAATCTTCTAACATACTCATATGTTTTCTATCATCTTTGATTTCACCAGTATCTGCATTGTAAACAAGTTTATTCTTATACTTGTTCATTGTCTCTGCAAGGTACTGTTCTGCCTTTGCCTTAGGTAAGTTACCTACATCAATATAAAAAATTCTTCTTTCAGGAGCCCTTGATATACGGTATATAACAAGTGCATCTTCCATCATTGATAACTGATTTGCAGTCTTCAATGCCTTATGCAAATACCCGATTACAACATTTTTTGTGTAATCAAGTAGACCTGAAGTAGTATATGATACAGCCTCGGGTGCAATTTTAACTGTTGTTCCTTCTGTTGCAGAAGACTTATCGAATCCTCTGTCATTAAACATGTAGAACTCTTCCATCTTTTTGATTCGTTCTATACCTGTCTTAGGGTCTTTATCCTTTTCAACATGTCTAACTTTTTTAATTTTTAATGGGTCTACGTTCCTTAAGTCTACTATACCTAATTTAGGTCTTTTAGAGTCAACGACTTTATGGAAATATACTCTTCCATCAACGTACCACTTTCTGAATATTTCATGAGAGTTCTGATTGAACTTCATCATCCCTAAGATGTGATTAAACTCGTCTTGTATCTTTCCTTTGATACTATCAGAGAGTTTAACGTCTCTCAAGTCGAGTGTCACAATCTTATCTGAAACATCAGACGTGATACACTCATTAACTATGTCTTCGATTGCAGAGTCACACTCTGGCACCAAAGAAGTTTCACGATATCTACGAATGAGTTCTGCCTCATTTTTGATACCACCTTCCATGTCGACATAGGCACCATAAGCACCTCCTGCGACATAACCTGCCTGTTGAGCAATGACGGGTGTTCCATCATCATCAACTGGTGGCACGAATGACTTAGCATTCGGTGCCTCCGTATTCCTTAACTCGTCTTTTTTACGAGTAATTTCGTACCCAAATAATTCCATACTAATATTTATACCACCTAAATGTGGTGATATTCACAACTATTTACTTAACTCTATCCCAATGCGAGTATGAGAACGTAACTTCAAATGTTTCCAATGCAGAAGCCTCATCACTTGATAAAGAGATAGCGTTTATTGCATTTGGGAAAATATTAAAGAACTCATATCTAGCAAGGACGGAGTCGTCTTTATGTAACTGTTCAACATATGCACGAGAAAGTAAATAATCCGTGTTTGTTGATGCATCAGTTGTAGTCAATGAAGCAATATCTTCTTGCCATGCCTCTAAAGCAGTTCTAGAAGAAAATTCTACATCATTTATTAATGTGATTGTCCAGTCTTCAAAAGTCCTATCTCCTGCGAGTTTAAGATTTTGTCCTCTGAATGGTACACTAATAACATTTACACTAGCAGCAGGAATCTGAGCAGCAGAACATAAAAATTCTATCTTTTCTCCACTTCTAGGTATAAAGACTCTGTATCTGTTTGCCCTAGGGCCTCCACCTACAAGTTGTGCTTTAAATTGGTCTATTGTTGCCATTTATATACTCCTGTTATACTGCACTATAAATTTCTTCAAACTCAATCCCTGACCTTGCAGCCACGAAGTTAAGTGTAATGAAGTTGATTGATTTAGCAGGTTTTACAAAGATTGAACAAACAAATTCGTTTCTATCAATCACTGTATCAGTGTTGTTTGTTTCGTCACAAATTACTGAGAAGTCTACTAAACCTCTTCTATTTTTAACATCTCTTAAGAAAGGTTCTACAGCACTTCTAAATTGAGCCCTTGTGAATGCGTCATTAAATTCAAAGAGTTGTGATTTAGCAGCAGTTGCAATTGCCTTTTCTAATACTATAAACAATCTTCTTACATTCACTCTGTCGAATGCAGAAGGACTTGTTAATGCAGTTTTATCTCCGAACAATACTGTTCCTTGACCTGCAAATGTAACTATTGGGTTGATTCTTGCACGATATAAGTCGTCTCTTGAAGACTTTTTAGGGTTAAATGCAAGTTTAGTAATACCTAAGTATTGACCTCTTGTGAATCCTGCAGGTGAGAACCATGCATCA